GCGTAAGCAACGCGCAAAGCGCAACCGGCGGCAACATTGGATTGCTGTATAACCAAGACCCGGCCTCAACAAGCACCTCCGGCGTACTGGTATCACGCACATACTACGGATACGAATACAAACAAGTACTCGCAGCGGTTCAGGATTTATCAAAGCAGACCACCGGCTTCGACTTCGAGATAAGCGTGTACTACGACGGCGACGGCAACCCGGCAAAGTCATTTAACACTTTCTATCCAAAGAGCGGAACGACCTACTCAACAACTAGCCCGTCAGCACCGGTGTTCCAGTTACCCGGAAACATTGTGGAGTACGAATACCCGGAAGACGGAACAATCGCGGCAAACACCGTGTACGCATTAGGAGCAGGAAGTAACGAAGGCAAACTCATTCAGACGGCAACAGACGCAACAAAGCTTGCCGCTGGTTGGCCGCTTCTAGAAGAGCAAGCAAACTACTCTGACATTACAGACTCAACATTGTTGGCAGGATTAGCAAGCGGGCAAATCCTTGCAACAAGTTATCCTCCAACAACTTTACGAGTCGTGGCACCGCCGGCGCAGGAACCGCAATTCGGCACATACCAAATCGGCGACGAAGTACGAGTGGTAATTACCGATAACAGATTCCCAAGCACGCTAAACGCGGTTTACAGATTAGTTGCACTCAGCGTTGTACCGGGAGAAGATGGTCCGGAACGAGTTACATTGACATTGACGACAGGAACCTACTAATGGGATACATCAATCAACCGTTTGACTTACGGGCATACTTCGACGACATTCTCAGCAGAATACGCAAGTTGGAAACGGCAACGCGATTCACAGTTCCAATCGTGACGACAGACCCTACAAATCCGCGCAACGGAGACATGTGGTACAACTCAACGAGCAGCCAATTAAAGTTTAAGAACAGCGCTGGTACAATTCAGGTCGTAACTCTTACATAACCCGAAAGGGCGCAAATGAACCTAGATACCGCGCTGACCGTTGCGCAGCTTATCTCTATCGTCGTACTCCTACCGGCAGGAGCATTCCGGGCATGGCGCAAAATAGACGAAAGATTGACAGAGCAGGATTCAAGACTCATCAGGATTGAAAGCCAATTCCACCGCAACGGAGGAAGCACGCTACGCGACCAAAATGACAGAATGGAGCGCGACCTAGCAAAACTCACAGGCCGGTTCGACCAGCACATAGAAGAAGGTCGTGAGTAAAACTTTCTTGGGGGGCGCATTAACATTGACATTACTGCTAAGCGGTTGCGGGTATCAGGGGTATACAAGGTACCCATGCCAAGAGTTCGCAAATTGGGCAAAGGCAGAATGTAATCCGCCGCAATGCGAAGCAATCGGACAATGCACAAAGGATTTGTTACCAGATGTGGAGACGCAAAATGGCTAAACACAGATTTACGCCGGAAGAATTACATGCACGCTTAATTGTCACAATAGGCGTCTTGCTGGCCTTCGTGTTCGCAGGTTCAGTCTTCGCCATGCTTTACGCGTTGGTATTCGTAACACAGCCAATGGCGCAAGCACCTAACGACGCAGCATTTATTGACCTCGTATCTACTTTGTGCGTGTTCCTTACTGGTACGCTCTCAGGCATACTTTCAGCAAACGGATTAAAGTCCAAGCCGAAAAACAAAGAAGAAGGAGAAATAAATGAGCATCAGTAAAGTGCTTGAACTATGTAAGGCAACTGTCGGTTATACAGAAAATGCAAATAACGACACGACATTCGGCAAGTGGTTCGGCCTAAACAATCAACCTTGGTGCGCGATGAGCGCTTCAAAGATGTACTTCGACGCTGGCATTATCGCGTCTGTGGCAAACACTAGAAAAGGATTTGCTTCATGCGACGCTTGGTTAAAGTACTTAACGAAAAACAATCAAATAGTGCCTATCGGACAAGCACAGCCGGGAGACCTAGTATTCTTCCAGTTCGACGAAGACGCGCAGCCTGACCATGTAGGAATTGTACAATTCCACAATAAGACATTTAAGACACTAAATGTCTACGAAGGAAACACATCAGACAACAACAAAGGCAGCCAATCAAACGGAGACGGGTTCTACTTAAAGAAGCGCAGCTACGCTACGATTATGGCAATCGCAAGACCAAAAGGAGTAGCATGAACAAGACATTAAACGCAGCATTAGCCTCATACGGCCGCGCAGCGCTAGTAGCAATCGTGGTTGCAATTTCAATGGGCAAGACAGAGCCGCGCGACCTACTAACAGCGGCAGTAATCGCTGTAGCCGCACCGGTACTAAGAGCAATCAATCCTAAAGATGCAGCGTTCGGCCTAGTAGCCAATAACGCAGCGGCAGAGATTGAGAAGCTTCTAAAGGCAGATACAAAGAAGAAGGCAGTAAAGAAGTCCGCAAAATAAAGATAAAAACCAAATAGCGAGGAACCTCCAACTGACGGGGAACGGTTGGAGGTTCTTGCATTTAACGGCTAAGATTATGCACAGGAGGCATACACATGGCACTAGCAAAGAAGTTACAAGAGATTGGCGAAAGCCGAAACAAGATGTATTGCGCATACAAGAAAATGTATGACTCTTTAACACCGGAAGACCAAAAGGCATTAGACGAAGCATGGGCAAAGAAGTATTCGGCTAACGAAATCATGATGGCGTTGCGAGCAGAGGGAATTAAAACAAGCAACGAGTCAATCAGACGACACCGAATTGGAGCATGCGATTGCCAAGAAAAGAAATAAAAGAAATCTTGGACGAGCGCCAAAACATTTACGGTGACGCGCATAAAAACTTTGCTATCGCCGGCAAGATTTGGGGCGCAATGCTGCAAAGAGAAGACATACCAGCATGGCAGGTAGCACTCATGTTAGACGCATACAAGAGCGTTCGCTGCTTCGCTAACCCGGCGCACGAAGATTCATGGCAAGACAAACTCGGTTACACAATTCATGGCCGCGAGATTGCGATGACAGATGAGCCTTAAAGACAAGTTCGACGAATTACCGGAAGACATTGAAAGCAGCGATGTAACCGAATTACGCCGCGCGCTAATGCGTACACAAAAGAAGTTGATGGAAACAAAGCAAAAGGTAGACGACCTAGTAGCAGCAACACATCAAGCGGCATACGACGCAACACTAGCGGCAGGAAAGATTAACCCGGTAGCGGAACCGAAGTTAGAGAAGAGCAAGAAAAAACCGGAAGTAGCGTTGTGGCATTTGACGGATTGGCAAGGCGCAAAGAAAACAACAAGTTACAACAGCGAAGTAATGCGCGAGCGCGTCATGACATTCGCAGACAAGGCAACAAGGATTACCGAAATCCACAGAGCAGACCACCCGGTAGATGAAGTTTTTATCCTCTTCGGAGGAGACATGATTGAAGGCCTCTTTAACTTCCCGAGTCAAGCATTCGAAATAGACGCAACCCTATTCGAGCAGTATGTAAATGTCAGCCGCCTGTGTGTAGATGTAGTACGGCACGCACTTAGCAATTACAAGAAGGTAACGGTCGTACCGGAATGGGGCAACCATGGACGAATCGGAAGCAAGAGAGACAATGTACCTCGGTCAGATAACTTCGACCGTATGTGTTACGAATTAGCGAAGCAGCTTCTACAAGGCGAAAAGCGATTGACATGGCAGGATTGCCCGGAAGACATACAGCGAGTAGAGATTGGTAATTACAAAGCGCTACTAATTCACGGAGACGAAGTAGGGCGCAACGGATTCGCGTCACCGGGAGCGATTGTGCAACACGCAAACAGATGGCGCAGCGGTTCTTACCCGTGGGATTTCAGAGATGTATACATCGGCCACTACCACACACACGCAGAGTGGGCTATGGCAAATGGACAAGGCTCCGTCTATCAAACGGGCAGCACAGAGAGCGACAACAGATACGCAGGAGTAATGCTCGCGGCAAGCGCAACTCCGTCGCAACGATTGCATTTCATAGACCCGGTAAAAGGCCGAGTAACAGCCGGATACAAAGTGTGGCTAGACTAATGGAGAAAACATTGCAGATACATCTAGCGGAGCAACGCGACGCAATACGGCAAGCGATTATTGACGAGCCGGAACCGACAGACATGAGTTGGCAAAACAAAGTAATTTGGGAGATGGCGCGGATACGATTCACAGCGATTGTAAACGAGGCGGCAAATGCCTACCTATGAATTTAAGTGTCCAAAATGCTTACGATTGGAAGAGCAGCATTTCGGATTCAACGATGAACACAAACTACCTTGCCCGAGTTGTAAGACAGAGATGGGCAAAGTAATCAACGCAACGCCGGCTATCTTTCATGGCGGAGGCTGGGGCGGAAAACCCTAAGCGCTAGTTATCCAAGACTTTCCGCGAGTATCCTGTAAAGCAAACTGAACAGCACCGCCGGAATAAATGTCATACTTTAT